TACTCACCCTCTGATACAAACAAGTCCTTTCTGACATGCTTCAGATTCTCGTCAATTGATTCACTGAATTGCTTGGGTTCACGTCCTGGTCGCATTCTGTGAAAGTGGTTCCATGCGGAGTACGCACGCTCAATTGGATTCCTGACAATGACAATGGCCTTGGCATTCGGGAAGCACTCATACATACGCTGGGCGGCAAAGTGCACATGAAAATTCAGCGGCTTGCCTTCCATAGTAATATGCTCATTATCATAATGTTTGAATGATGTATATCTATGCCACCCCAGACCTTTGTGATAATACATTAACCAAAATCTTTGTTCCTTATCACTTGAAAAGCAAATATCTGGGTGTTGGGATAACCAATGCGCTAAACTTGTTGTGCCGCATTTTTGAGCGCCAATTATGAAATGGTGCAGAATACCATCATACAGCATCAGTTTTTACCTCAAGCATGGCAGCATACACTTGGAGATCTTTAGCAGAATCCAAATGGCCACCATCAGCAAAATTAACGCAGTATCGTCGCAATTTGATTAGGCAAAGTTGCACGCTGCAATATCGACTAAATTCAGCTGGCGTATTAAGCACAACGCCATCAGGGAACAACAATACTAGCAGATCGCCAACATCTTTCCATGTGTTGCCATATTCATCCTGCCTATGCACAAATAATTCAGCAGCATCCCTAAGTGCTCCAGCAGGAGTCCTCTCATCACTCACATTGTTTTCCCTTCAGCATTGATGACAGGATTTGCTTCATGCTTAGTTTTGTCATGCATAATTTTGAGGTACTTTTTGATTGAAGATAGTTCATCCGTCTGAATTGTAAATTGCTGAATTGGACACTCAGTGTAACGAGGAAATACGCAAGTGCCATGATTTACACAAAATACCTCAATAAACTCTTCAGCCCAAGGATGAACTTCAACAACGCGCTTCTTTATTTCAGCAAACACATCTTGGAATTCACTCTGAACTCTGAAACACAGACGCAACTCTGCCATGTTATGGAGGGTGCGCAGATTTGCCTTCATCATGATTGTTGTAAGGCAGCCTGTACCAATGATGTTGCGAGCATCTTGACGTGGCACCCCATTTTCAACAAGAGATGAGTACATTGATTTTTGAACTTCAATTGCAGCCATGTAATCATGGTAATCATCTTTATTATTAACAATTGAATCAGGCATGAAAAACTTAACATTAGACATATCCACGACGCGCTGAGCTTCCTGTGCAAATGATGCTGTGCGGGTGCGAACCAGCTGATGTGTGAATGCCCGACTGACACCGCTGATCTTGAAAGTGTAGTCAGCAAATTCCCAGCTACTCTTGATCGTGTCCTTCATGTACGCAAGCTGATCAAGCTTCCACTTCATGGTTTGACTAGCAATATCTTCTAGTGACTGTTTACCTTGCAGGCGCGTGCCCTTGGTGTACAGCAGAAGCTCAAGTGCATGCTTTTGGTAGTCAACGAGTTCGACGTTCATCATGCCCCTTTCATTCGATCATATTGATCAGTGTTAATCATTTTGTTGATAACATAAACGTCATTCAGTACATCATCGAGCAGGATGTTGCGCCAAGTAGCAAACCGACCAAGTGAATACAAATTATGATTCTTAGTCAAGTTATACAGGAATACTTTGCGTTTGTTCTCAGGCATAGGAATTATCTTGCCATTCTCCTGAATCTCATTAGCAAACTTTTCAAAGTTAATACAACCTTCCAATCCAAAAGATCTCAAGACATCATGGATGTGATCCAACTCTAGTAGGTCAATGGACTCAATTATTAATTCATCTCCTGCCAAACTTGCCCGATATTGCGGGTCATCTGGATCAGGATAGTAAACAGTAGCATATTTATTACACCGCTCAATTTTGAATTTGGTGATGTAGATTGTATTGGATTCAAAATTATAATCTGGAGCAAGAGAATCAACCAACTTAGCATTTGTGAATATTGGAAGTGTGCTGATGACTGGCTCATCTAACTCTCGTGAATAGATGCCATTTTGAACTCTGACGACGAGATTTTCAACCCCAGACACTTCTTGATCATAAAATATGCGGTTATGTAAAATATTGAGCATCTGTTCATGGAAGTCCGGCGGAGCGACATATCGAACCACAGGTGAGATGTCGTTAATTGATCGATCAATGTAGTGTCCAGTTACTTTCATAGCATACTTGTTGCAAATTCTTACTGTAGGCTGAACATCGTCACCAAATGACCAAATTGATTTTTGTACGTGAACTTGTTTGAATGGTATGCCAGTTACTTTGCTTATGGCATCAGATCTGAATCTGATTAATGCGTGATGATTGGTTTGTGGTCCAGGTGCCGCTTCAAGTATTCTGACATTACGATTGACTATCCCAGCAATGCACCCCGCCATCCCAGCGCCAAGAATAATCATGTTTTTTCAACCTCCCATGGCCCTTCCAAAATACGTTCAATGAATTTGACATCATAGCCAATCAAATATCGAGTGCCAATTATTGCTTCCCTGAAACGCTTCTTGCCAGCAATAGCAGGATTCACATGATTGTATGTTTCAAATGTGTGAATGATATCAACATTTAAACGCTTACTGTATTTCAGTGCCATTTCATACGAGTTTTCCACGTGGGCACTCATGTGGGAGATGAATGGATTGGAAAGAAAAGATCCTCTGCCTTCCCTGTGATGATGACTATTGCCATCATATGTTACAATCTCAAGCTCCTGGCCACCACCAATGAAATCGTAGCAAAAACTCATCGTGCCATTCATGTTCAAACCGTGAAAGTCACCAATACCGACAAGATATGCTTCATCGTGAGACCAATTTTCATACCCCATCAATGAGAGCATATCTACTGCTTTGTTGTGGTCCTGACAATACATTGCTACTTGATGAAAATGTGGAAATTGTACATGCGACGTGCTCACTTCCCACCCCCAAATTCAATGATTGAGCCGGACATGAAATCATTCATATCAGCGATTTGTGCAATCAATTCGCCAACCTCATTTGCACTAGGTCTGCGACCCATGGGTATGCCATCCAGCTCATATTCTCTAGCCTGTTCAGGTGTCCACCCTCTGAATCTTGGGACAGTTGCGTCAATGTATTTTGTCATAGCAGTGCCATCTACAGCAATTGGAGATACACCAATCACTGACCATGAAGGTGCCAATTCTCGTGCTGTGCATTTGACTGCCATTTTGAGGGCAGCTTTGCTTGAACAGTAAGCAATTGATCCTCGCATGGGAGTATCTGCTGCACTGCTAACAACACATATGATCTTACCACTTTGCTGATATTTTAGCAGTCTATTTACAACATTGATGAATCCAATTACATTGACATCGAACATATCCATGACAATGTAGTTAGATATATCACCAATAAAATCAAGATGATTTATACCTGCGCAATAAACAATTACATCAAATGGTGCGTTTTCATCAAGAAATAAATTGAGCTGGTTCCTATCTCTGACATCAACTTCAGGACCAGTAACTTCAATATCATATAATGCTAAAGATTGAACTGCTGATTTGCCAATGCCACTTGTCCCACCAATTACCCATGCTCGTTTGCTCATGTCTGCTCCTTGGCGCGCTTCTTGGCACTAAAGTATGATTCAATTCTGTCCTCCAACATTGGGCCCATCTGATGCCAATCAATGTATGGTCGCATGCCATTTTCAGATGGATAGATCAATGGTGCGCCAAGAGCAGCGTCATCAACGTAAACATGTGCATGAGCCTTATTTGATGGAGACCAATTCTGCTCAGGGTTTTCATTGATACCCCAAAGACGCAATCCCATACACTCACAAAGTTTAATAGCCTCCATCAAAGGGCGACCAGATCGAACAGTCCACAGAATGTATCTTAGCTCAATATTGTCTTGTTGGAATTGTAGCAACCATGAAAACGCACCAATATCTTCACCAATATCTGGCCACTCATGAACTGCTAATGTACCATCGAAATCTAGTGCGATGATCATTGTTGCTCCTGTGTTCAGATTAGCGGGTTGTTATTACTGCGGGTTTTCCTGTTTCACAAAGTAAGCGGTTGCGGGGACAAGAAACATCCCCGCAACCAATACTACAGGTTAATGGTTCTCAGTTCACCCGGCCGCCCCAACTTCCACGGTATCGACGAGTCAAGCGTCCCCAACTTCGCCACAGCAGCGCTTCCTCGAACGGCTCAACCTGATCGCCGTTCATCGGCTCAACCAGATCGTTGATCGTAACCTTATCAGTCAGGTTGTCACCGAGATCCTTGACTCCTTCATACTCGCTGACAGTGATACACCCAACCTCTGCGGTGTATGACGCTTCCGCACTAAACGAGATGAGCAGACTTGCGAATACAATTGCAATGATTTGCCTATGCATCTTCTTCTCCTTTTTTGGGTTGTGTTTCAACTATAGTATGTGACATAACTTGCTCGCCTCATTATTCATCTCCTTTGTTACGCCACATTGTTGCTATTGGGTGAAATGGTTTCCCATTTTCTGTCAGTTCAGCGTACTGAACATTGACAAATTTGCCGATATAATTAAGCTTGTTTATCAGCACGTATTCTTTTTCAGCAAAATCTCCAGGGGCAGTGACACGGAATCTGATCTTGTTTTTCATCTCGCACACAAGAACGCCATACCCATCCCTGGAAGCAATGATGTCAATAACTTTGTACTCATCATCCTCCCACTGCTTGATTTTGACCAAGCCTCTAGATCGCTTGCCATCCTCATACGCATAACCATCCCTACGCAGTATGAGGCCTTCATATCCAGCATCAACAGCATCACGCAAAACTACTGGTATTTCAACTTCAAGAACACCCTTACCTGTAGCTGCAAGTTCAAGTCTACCACTGAGCATGAGATTCTTCAACATTGCAAGCCTTGCCCTGTAGTACACAGGCATAGGTGTTATGATGTCATAAACCATATATGACAATTCCTTGGTCATTGGTTGCCGTCGCTTGACCCATGAAGTTATGGTCTGTAGCTTTGTGCCATGATGATACAGCTCACCATCTAGGGTATGGCCAGGCTCTAGTCCTGACTTCTCAACATATTCAATGATCTCTGGAATTGTTTGTATGATTTTGCCATTGCGAGAATACGCAGTGTAGGAGGTGCCATCGAAATAAATCAAGCATCGATGACCATTGTACTTGTATTGCAGCATCGATGTCATATAGTTGATGTTTTTGACTTTTTTCAACGGAGTTGCTTTCATGGGCTTGGCTAAACCCAAGCGATTGACAGGCTTATTGGCAATTGCCTCTGCCTTGTCAGTCAAATATCCTTGATCAAGCTTTTTGTTGATTCGTGAATCAATTCTTGACAAGACTTGTTCATCGAGAGATCTACCTGCTAGACCATCCTCAATATGCTCTTCTTGTTCTTGCATCGCCCCACCACAATCTCCCCAACGAATGATTATGGTATCATCCTCTGAGTGAATTGACCAAACTTGAAGTTTACCAGATGCTGTCTGACGATATAGATGAATAGGATCAACATGAATTTCCATTACTTATGAATAACCCCTTTCTCAGTTTCACATACCGATGTCTAATGGTGAGTAGGTCAACGCGTCGCTGTTGACATCGATATGAGAAACAGATCAGAGCATAATCAACTCCTTGTATTAGCAGCTAGTTATTCACCGCTACGCGGTAGAGTATAGCGTATCTAAATTGCCATCGCTACCCTACTGCACACCTTGATTGTAACAAGGTACGCTGAAAAGCGTATAGCGAATGCGCAAAAAGTGCGGTGGCTGCAGGTTGACTTCACTGCATTTAAGGCTGCGATGTTACAACAGCCACCACCAGGGGGTTCACAAAGGTCGGTCTAGCCACGCTCCCCCAACCACAATTACAAATACGATGATCCAGATGGTGATGGCAGGATGCCTCTCAAACCAATCCATTAGAATCCATCCTGCTCAATATCATCAATTTCAATGTTCTGATCAACGAGATCAGCAGTTGAATTTGCCCATGGAGACAGCTTCAGCTCCAATGAATTCACCACCTTCTTGGCATCACTTTCGCTGGCAACCTCATAGACCTGAACTTCATACTCCACAGTGCCTCTCACTGTGTAATGCTTGTCGCCGTTGTTGACAGATTCATCTTTTGCCATACCTAACCCCTTCAGAATTTTAGTTTCTCAATTCTTCTTGCTACCATAGTTAATGCTGCTTGAAGTGTATATCCACTTATAGGTTTGCGCACAACAGGAAATCCAGCCTCGTCATAAATAGATGGATAAACAGTAAATTCATCTTCAGGTGTCCAATTTATTTCAAGCTGGTGTACTCGTGGATGTTTGAGTATCTCTTCAATTATCATACCTAACCCCTTTCAGAACCTCGTTATTGAGATTCCCATATCCCCAACACATCTCTGTGCTGGGGATAAAGCAGCCTCAATAATCATTCATAATGCGGTCTATAATTTCAAACTGTGACATCCTCAACCTCCTCAATGAAGATCTCTTGATCATCAATCTCGCCATTGATTTGCGCCCATGGCGACAACTTCAGCTCCAGCGTATTGGCAATCTTTTTGGCATCAACTTCGCCCGAAATTGCCTCAACATCAACAGTGAACTTTACAATGCCATGCACCAGCAGGTTCTTCTGCCCGCGAGTGACATTCTTGTCGCGCTCAACTATGAGTTCAGATGTTACTTCACCGGGACATATCCCATCTGAATTTTTTGTTCTTAACCCCTTAATGGCATCTTCAATGACAAACATGTTATTAGGATCAGCATTAGTTGTCACCATGACCTCCGAGCCGCTTGACTATTCGTATATCAATATCTTGAGGAGTATGCACCACAGCATCAATTACCAGCAGTAGTGG